TAGATGTGCATGTCGCGTAAGTGTATTTGTTACGAGTGGTGGAAAAACCTAAACCAAATATACCTACAGTGCCGTCGCAACCGCCGCCGGCTTGGGTGGCGGAAAATCCAAATCCCCTGGCTGATCCGGCTCCTCTTGTTTGTAGTAGTGGCATAGTTGTTTCTTAGAACTTGGTCTGTGACGCAAGCACCGTAAATGCTGCGCTGCCGGTTTTGATAATGGTGTAGCTGTAGACATCAAGGCTGGACGAATTGCCGGCCGTTGGAGCCGTGCCGCCTTGCCATCTTGGTGTTACGCTTGTGCTGTCAACTTGCACGGCTGAGTTGTAGTAGGCCGTTGAGCCCTGCTGAACTAAAAAAGCCACCGTTACGGATTGCCCTGTAGTCATTAACGTGTTCATTGACGTTCCGCTTGATCCTCTAAAGTTAACCGTCCAGTTTGCCGACGCGTTGCTAGTGTAGTACAAAACTGACTGCGTTGTGACGTCGTAGTTAATTGTGCCAGTTGCGGCCGTGGCGGATATTGTTGTGACCTCGGCGGTGTCGTTTAGCACCATTGCGAGCACAGAGGTTGACCCGCTAAATGTTTGGGTGTTTGTGAAGGTGTTTGCTACAGTGGTGTCAATTGTTCCCGTGGCACCAGTTGCACCTGTTGGCCCGGTGGCCCCAGTAGCGCCGGTTACTCCGGTCACGCCTGTTGCTCCAGTGGCACCTGTTGCTCCGGTAACACTTGCCCCGGTGGCACCTGTGGCACCTGTATCTCCGGTTGCTCCTGTGGCCCCAGTGGCACCTGTTGATCCAGTGGCGCCTGTATCTCCTGTTGCTCCTGTTGCTCCTGTTGCTCCGGTTGGGCCCGTGGCTCCTGTTGCGCCTGTTGATCCAGTAACGCCTGTATCTCCAGTTGCTCCGGTTGCTCCGGTTACTCCGGTTGGGCCCGTGGCTCCTGTTGCGCCTGTTGATCCAGTGGCGCCTGTTGATCCAGTGGCGCCTGTATCTCCTGTTGCTCCGGTTGGGCCCGTGGCCCCTGTTGCGCCCGTCGCGCCTGTGTCTCCCGTGGCACCTGTTGCACCTGTTGCTCCTGTTGCTCCAGTAACACTTGCCCCGGTGGCTCCTGTAGCACCTGTAGCACCTGTAGCACCTGTAGCACCTGTGTCTCCCGTGGCACCTGTTGCACCTGTTGCTCCAGTAACACTTGCCCCGGTGGCTCCTGTAGCACCTGTAGCACCTGTAGCACCTGTGTCTCCCGTGGCACCTGTTGCACCTGTTGCTCCGGTTGCGCCGGTAACACTTGCCCCAGTGGCTCCTGTTGCGCCTGTGGCGCCTGTGTCTCCCGTTGATCCAGTGGCTCCTGTTGCGCCGGTAACACTTGCCCCAGTGGCGCCTGTAGGCCCTGTTGCGCCTGTGTCTCCCGTGGCGCCTGTGGCTGCGGTAGCGCCTGTTGCTCCTGTGGCACCTGTAACACTTGCCCCGGTGGCTCCTGTTGCTCCCGTTATACCTGTGGCTCCCGTGGCGCCTGTGTCCCCGGTTGCACCTGTTGCTCCAGTGGCTCCACCCCCAGGCCCAGTGGGTCCTGTTACTCCAGTGGTTCCTGATCCGGTAGCGCCAGTGGCACCTGTTGATCCGGTAACGCCAGTGGCTCCGGTAACGCCAGTGGCTCCGGTTGCTCCAGTGGAGCCTGTTGATCCAGTGGCACCGGTTGATCCAGTGGCACCTGTTGCTCCCGTGGCGCCTGTGTCTCCCGTGGCGCCTGTTGATCCAGTGGCACCTGTGGCGCCAACTCCGGGTCCTGTGGCACCTGTTGATCCAGTAGCACCTGTGGCGCCGGTTACACCAGCTCCTGTGGCACCTGTTGATCCCGTGGCACCTGTTGCTCCGGTTGCTCCGGCTGCACCGGTTGATCCGGGAGCTCCTGTTGGTCCAGTTGGGCCACCTAAGTTTGAAATGTTTTGGAGCTGGGTTTGTTTTGTTACACCGTTTTGGACAACAACAGTCACTTCGTTACCTGTTAACGCCCCAGCTACTTGTAGTTGTGTTATCGAACGATCTGCCATTACGGTCTCTTATAGTTTTAAGTCGCCGGACTCACCGGCGTTAGGAGGTGTACCCTCGATAAAGAAGCTGTCGTTTTGTGGTGGGTTATTTGGTCCACCATCAGTAACAATTTGCTGTCCGCTTACTGGGCCAGTTGCTATAGATACATCGGGGCGTGGGAATCGCAACGCAATATTTTCTGTCTGACGCGCTGGTAATCTCCAGGGGTCATAGTTGTCTTTATCTGCCGCACACACGCGCATACCCGGAAAGTTGGGGTCAGGCATTAAATCTGTGTACGCAAATTTCCTGCTGCAGCGATCACAGACCGCCACAGACAGTACTGAGTTACCTCGAGTATCAAGGTAGACTGGCATAGTTAAGCGGTCTGACTATCGTTTTTAATGTAAATGCCTTCAAACTCAGCAGATACGTTTGAAGACCCGGTTGAGGCAATTGCCCTAATTTCAATGTCTGTCTTTTCAGGAAAGGCAATAGGTGTGTGTAGGTCAAGCACGAAGTCTCCGTTACCGGGGGTACGCGTAGAACTTTGTATTCTAAATACACCACCAAGTGGGCGTTGAATCAACTGAAAATTGGTAGATGCGTTTGCGGTTGAGTTTGCAGACGAGTAGAAAACACCCGTTAAATAAAAGGTATATCCCGCTGGTACTGTCCAGAACGCCAGTTGTGTTTGGTTTGCAGGAGATACGATCGTGGCGTAGACGGTTGCAGGCACACCAGAGGTAACAGTGCCTGTGCCAGCGTAAATGGTACCCGCTGCAGTTGCGCCAGAGCCGGCGGTGGCAACAATCATACTAAAAATACGCAAATAACTATTAACCGTGTTGACTTCGGTCTGGCCGTTTAATGTTACTGTTTCGCTAATTTCGTTGTAGTTAGCGTCAAGACCAGTAATTGAAATTGTTCTTGCGCCGGTGCCAGCTGCAGCGTCATTTGCACTTGAACTAGAAATTTTCATTACAGTGGCGGCGGTGGGGTATACGTACGTACCACCTTGCGCCCAAACTGTTTCAACAGAGGTTCCTACATCTCCGTTAATACCAAACTTAAATAGTGCATAATGCCCCATAATTTGATTACGGGCGACCTGAAGCTCAAAGGGCTCGTAGGCGCCTTGAACTGTTACCGAGTGCGGTGGTGATACGAATGTGTTTGATGGTGTTGCTGCCATGATTTCTCCTGTACGGTGAAAGAGGCGGGCTGCCCCGCCGTCTTAATTAGTTATTTGTATAACCAGAACCATAAGGGGTGATTGTGCCGTCAGCATTGCGACCTGTGTACTGAATAGACAATGTGCCAGCAGAAGCAGCCTCAGAGGCTAAAGTTACTGTGCAGTCATATGCACCAACGTTAGCCAACAAGTTAGCCACGGCAGCAGATGCAGTAAAGGCTACAGCAACTTTACCTAGGGCGGTAGTTGTCAGTGTACCGACGGAGGTTGTTACACCGTTAACGGTTAAGCTGACCGCGCGCGAGGCTGCGCCAACTACGTTTAAGTAGCCGTCAATTGAATGAATAATAGAACCTGCGGGAATTACTTCGGTTGCGGCTGCTCCAGCAACAATAGCTACCTGTTGTGAAATCATTGTGGCGCCAGTGTTGTCGGCAGAAATTGTGCCGTCGTTGCTGGTAGTTTGACGCGTATTTAAACGCAGGGGTATTGTAAATGTGCTTGACATTGTGTTTCCTTATCTTAGTGGGTATCCCTAACTGTCTCTAAGTCGTCCATCCGGGAAGTTCGGTGGTCAGAAAGGGATTAATCTTCCTATAACTACTAATGCAAATATTAGATCAATTGCGCCCCAAATAGTAAAAAAGCCACCCTTGTGGGGTGGCTTTTAGGACTACGGAGGTGCTAGTTAAACGCCAGCGGTGCCGTAGATGTTACGGGCATCGTGCCAGCCGGTCGCATAACGCTCGGTGGCTTTGTAGCGCATAGAATCAGTCTCGAAGTCGCCTTCCATGGATTTCTCCATTGGACGACGCATTACGAGCATGAGACCATTCTCAGCATCGGTCTGTACCCACCATGCTTTGCTGGAGCTCAAACGGGTTACAACATGTGTACCCTTTGGAAGCATACCAGTAGACTTGATTGGGTTGAGATCGTTGTCAGCTGTACCAGAACGGAGAACAGACTTGAGGATTACCTCTGCCTGGAACTCGAGTGCTGGAGGAACAACTAACTGCTCAGCTTTTAGACGAATACGCTTACCGTTGTTGTCGATTGCAGAACGGATCTGGATGAGGATCTGCTCAACAGAAGTCTGCGACAAGTTAGCGGCAGTCGATAGCTGATTGCTGTAAGTTAAGCCGTTAGCAACAGGGTGAGCTGTGTTTATTAAAGTTACACCGTCACCGCCAACATAGCCGGCTGTGAATGCAAAGTTTAATAAGTTAGCGCACAATGTCTCTTTGGTCTCAATCATAGACTGAGCCAAATGCTTGGCAAAAGTGCTGCCGATACGGATGTGATCACCGTCTTCCATCAACACTTTGGTCAAGGCATATGCCAAGCCATAGATTTGATAGATAAAACGTGTGATGTACAAAGTACCACCTTGGTCATAGCTGACAGGAGTTCCGTCAGGCATCGCAGGTGCGGCATTCATACCGAACAACATTACTTCTTCGTGATAATTACGTGGGATGCCCTGGATTTGTTCTACAAAACCTTTCCATTCGTCAGCACGCTGCTCATATACACCATCAAAGACTTCGTTGATAATCGGCTCGACTACCGCACGAAAGTCTGTACTACGCATTGGAGTTGCCATTGCTTATTACCTTTCTTTCGTTAATTAGGAAACCGAGACCTTGGGTGCAACAAACGTGTTGTTGGCGATCTGGACTTGAACAATCGTTTTCGCATCGCCCCAAGCGTTTAACTCGCCTGTTGGATATGCTACTTCACGGCCTAAACCTACTACGCGAACTTGTCCTTGTTGACCGGCAGTTACTGCGGTTGCAGCAAGAGCGGTTGTGGAGAAGCCTGCGCCCCCATTACCGATGGAGGTGCCACCTGTTGGGGTGTTTCCGACGGTTGCTGAGAAGTTGTACTGCGATCCGATAGCTGCTGTGGTTACAGAGCCTGCAGACTGAATTTCATATACTAAAGACGGATCAGCAAAGATCCAGAATAAGATTTCAGTTGAAGCGTCTAGTGTGGCTTTAGAGGCAAATTTAGCTACAGAGCGACGACCTTGTGAGTCAGTAAACTCTACGCCGTTAAATACGCCGTATACCGGGCTTGTTGCTGCAAGGGTAGCTGCAACTGCTAATTGACCTGAAGCTGTAATCCCAACTGGTTGATACTGGAAAAATGACTCACCAGAGTTCAAAGAGTAGGGAGCCGTGTATGTAGACCCAGTGACAAAAGTGTTGGTTCCAACGAATGGAACTGCACGATCAAGACCACTTGGGTGATATACAGGCTTCAGACCAAAGGGTTTAAATGTTGTGGACATTTATTATTTTTCCTTTGTTATATTTTGAAGAATGTTATTGGAAGCGAATATTACTATTTGCTTTTGCGGCCTCTTTTTCCATTTCCAAAATGCCACCTTCAAGAATTGATCTGCCACCTTTGCCGTCCTTAGCAGTGCTACGAACGTTTGCGGTAATATTTCGCTGGTGCTCAAGGGGATCCTCGAGGTGCAGCATGCGCATCACTTCTTGATAGATTTCTTCTGGTAACTTAAAGAGAACCATCTCGTTACAACTAACACAGCCTTCAAACTTGCCCGAGCTCATTTTACCTAGTGCTTCAAAGCCTTTTCCTAATTCTCCGGCTTTCACTGGCTCATAACCCAACGCCATACGTTTGTCGATACTGTCATAATTATTTGTAGTGGATAACCAGCACAAATGGAATCCAGGGATTGTTCCTCCTGGAATATCTGGCAACGCGCTATTTTGCCATTTGTCTCTGAACGCCTCTGCACGTTCGCGCTTTGATTTTAAATCCGGATCTTCTGCTGCCATCCGTTCTTTTGTTTCCTCGACTCGATCTAATAAACGATCTTCTAAGTCGCGTTTTATTCTTGTGTTTGCCATGATAATTATCCTTTGTTAGCGCGATCATACGATGCGTATGCGCGGATCATTTTGTTTCGTTTTTCAACATCGTCCCACGCACCAGCGTCTTTAATAGCCTGGACACGCTGAGGACTTAACGTGATTGTTCCAGGTCTTGCGCTGGTTGTGTTTGCCACTCGGCTAGAGGCCGTTGGGCCCGCTCTACGAGTTTGCTGTCCACCTTTACTTGTGTAACGGTGTGGCAGACGTGACGATAAACGATTATCCAACTCCTCCCAATATTCAGAATCACTTGGATCCCATCCGTCTTGGGCGAGTTCTTGATCAATTACCTTGGCGATTCTACTATCTGTATCTCGAGCCTGCGGATCGTACCAAGAGTTTTTCTTTAGCCACTGAGTTGCGTTGCGTTGTACTTCAGTGTTAACTTCATTTGGTACGTTTTGCTTGGGGGCTTTCGCTTGCTCAAGTTGTTGTTTTTTGTAGTATTGAACTTGTTGTAGGCGCTGTTTTGCGTCTGTCAACTGTTCTAAATACTCTACCTGGGCCGCCGCATCGTTTTCTTGCGCGGCCTGTAGCATCTTCATCTTGGCATACTCTACACGAGTTGACTCGTCTTCGATTGCCTTATCAATCTGTGCAAACTGATAAGATGCTGTGGTGTTTTCTACTTTGGCTAAACGTTCGGCTAGTTCAGCATTACGTCGCTCAAGTGCGCTAATCTTGTTGCGTGCCGTTGCGTCGCGCTGCTTATTTAATTCTTTCTTTAGCCGGCGCTCTTCTCTGCGTGCCTCGCGAATCTTTTCGCGGTCTTCGTCTGTTTCCTCAGGATCAGAATCCACCTCACCACCTTCGGCAGCTTCTACGGGTTCATCTTCGTCCTGATCATTGTCTTCTGGTTCGTCTTTTTGTTTTTCTTCTTCTGGAAAGTGATCAACATGCTCTTCCAGTTTGGCTAAAACGGAGCCATCGTTTTGTTCCTTAATTGGAACGTCTTTTTCATTATCTGCCATAATTTTCTTTCAAAATTAGTCTACAAACGCTTTCATTTTTTGCGCATGCTCAAACGACTTGATGCGAGAAATGATTTCACGTGCTTGGATGGTAATAAACACCACGGGGGAGCCTTCATCATCCGGGTTAACAACGAACCGATCACCTCCGTACTTAATCGTACGAACTAGATCGCCAACTTTACACCAGGGGCCTTCAATCCAAGGCTCAAGCGTATCTGGCGACTTATATGCCAAAGGTCCAACTTGGACTACTTTTGCAACGGTCTCATTGAAACGTAACGTCTGTCGGGTCTCATCAACTAAAATGATTCCACCCTTACTTTTAGCTTTTTCCCGTCTTAACTGCACTAATACACGGTCTCCAGCCACTTCAACACCAGGGTCTATCTCAGGAAAACACTCTTGCTCTGAGCGAAGATCCGGGTCTTCTTTTTGTGATATATCAAATGCCATGCGGCAGTCCTTTCTTGAATCTTACGATTCGTCTTCGTCGTCTTCCGTTAAAATCTCGTTAATAATATCCAACGTAATCTTAAAACCCTCGTGTCGGCCAACCAATCTCTGGTAGTCCTCAAACGAATTTACGTTAGTTCCTGCGGTAACGGATTCCGCTAGTGATTTTTGCTCAGCCTTTACACGACCGATAATTTCAGATAAAAAGTCCTTCATAATTTTACTAATGCAAGTATATGAAGGAATCCGCCCTAAAATTAATAAAAATTGCCGCCTTTGATGTCTTTAAGGTTTTTATCTGGCCCGACTTTGCAGTCTTTAGCCATTTTGTTTTGGGCTGCGCCTTTTTTCCAGTTATTATCCCGGTGGCTGCCAGATGCGCCTTTGTCGATGGTTTTCTCGCCAGGGCCGCCGCCGCTAGATAGTTTGCCGGTTTCTTGATATGTTTGACGAAAGCCTTGTAAATTTTCGGCCATATTATGCTCCTGTGGTGGGTTTTGATTGTAGTGCTGCCTGGACGGCCTGTTTGGCTATCTCGGCGTCTGATATAAATTGCTGTTTTTCAATCTCGATACCATGCTGACGGATATCTTTCTCTGCTTCGTTTACTGCCTGTATGCCAAGCCTTGCTTGCTCTTGGGCGAGCGCCATTTCTTGGTTTGTTATTTGCAACTGTGCCTGCATTGCCGCCACACGCTCGCGCGAGGAGTTGTTCATGCTGTTAATTGCCACGTTGGTAGAGTTTTTCTGGTTATCCAGCTCGGTTTGTACTTCGTACTTGCTCTGTAATTCCATAACCTTACGCTGCAATTCGGCAAGTTTAAGCTCGTAGTCTTGTTGCGACTTGGCCTGTTCAATCTGCATCTTGGCCTGAGATTCGGCCTGTTTGCGCTGGGTCTCTGCCATCTGGGTCTTAAGGATAACTTGAGCCGTTGGATCGGCAGAGGCTGCCTGTTGAAGCTGCGCCTCTTTGGCTTGCTGTACTTTTTGCGCCAGTTGTTGGATTTGTTGTACGTATGGCTGCATAATCATCTGCGAGTCTTGCCCAACCATCTGCGAGGCTAATGCTAGCGCTTGCTGGGCCTCTAGGTCTAGTGGCTTCTCTTGGTGCAGTTCTAGCGTATCTCTGCCACCAGAGGCCTGGGCTACGTACGCGCGCATGGACTGCAAGTAGTGCAGCGTTAAGTGCTGCTTGATATGCTCTAGCGCGTTGGGCGCGAATGTTGGTCCAATCACTGGATTGCCGCCATACGCAGGGTTCATCGCATACTCTAAATGAATCTTGATATGGCTGATGTGGTCTTGGTCTGGGTATGCTGCGGCGGGACGTCCCATGGTCATGGCAACGTTTTCTAACGCAGGATTGGATTCTTTTGCACCTAATGGGTTTGGTAATATCTCATCAACGTTGGGCACCTTAAGCTGGAGTAACACCCGGCGGTAGGCCGCACGAACGTCAAACATTCCAGGGGGCGCAGACGCGGCCATCTGCAAGATAGCCTGGTTCTGGGCCAGTCGTTGTGTCTCAGAGAAAATGTTGGGGTCAGATACTGGGCGTACGTCGTTGTTATACGAAAAGTCTCTTACCTCCACTGCCTCGCCGGACTGGTTGTCCATGTCTGCAAGGTACCAGTGGTTGATACGTGAGATAATCGCCAGTGACTTAGCCTGGCTGCGGTGTAGTCGTGCGTGAATGCTAGAGAATACTTTAGCGCCCTGCTCGATAAGGGCCTGAGCCGTACCAACCGGCATGTTGTTGTTTGCCTCGCCGATTTTTTCTTCTGCGGTGGTGACAACGCCTTTGGCTGCGTCAGTTAACCAGCCCAGTAAGTTAAACAACACGCTGGACGGTTGGTTAAATGGCATTGGCATCGCAATTTTGCGAACGTCGTCAACGCCAGGTGCCCCTTCAATCTCTACTACTTGCGTAGGTTCGATTCGATCGCTTTGGCCACCAATTCGTCCACCCTTGAGCTTAAGTAGCGTTTGGGAATTGTTAATATGCGCCGCATCAAGGAGAGCACGTAGAGCGCCAGTGAGAGCAGCGCTAAGGCCGCCAATAAGATGGGGAAGGCCAATAGCATAAGCGCCACGCCAAGGGATAAATTTAAACTCGACATACCAGTCCAGTTTTTCAAACTTCTCATCATTTGCTTCCCAGTTACGATACAGACCCAAGACTTTGCTTGTGGTCTCATCAATCATTAAAATGTATGGGGCACGCTGCCCGTCAGTTTGGTCATCTTCATCCAAACGCATGAAGCATGTAATCTCGTAAACACGACGCAATCCGTCGATGTTTTTGGAGGGCATGTCTTTGCCCTCGATCTTGTTGTTTGCCTTTTCAGATCTTGTCTGATCGTTTAATGGCGCGTCAGACGAATACTCGCTGTCAATGTCGATGTAGATACCAGCCTCAACACGCTGCAAGAATGTGTCTTCGGTAATGTCTTGTACTTCAGTTACACGTTGCGCAGTGTAGAAGTTGGTAGACGCGTATGGTAACAAGATGTTATCGATTGCTACCCACTCGCAGATTGGACGCTTTTGTTCTTCGTCCCAACGCCACTTAAGGAACTGCGAACCACCCAATGGTAACTGAGTAAGCAACTGCTCCATCTCGTCGCGATATTCAGGTACCTGCTCGGTTAGCTGCCAGTTAAGGAAGTTAACCTTACGTTCTGCCGTTTCTTCTTTTACGCGGTCTGCTTCGCCCTTGATGTTAGACTTAACTAAACCATCGGGTGGAAGTAATTCTTTAGCCGTTGACGCAGCGAAGTCAACGCAGGCCTCTGCCATAACTGGGTGCACCACCTTGGAAGCACCGTCAAACGTCGCCCCTCCAGGTGCATCTTTTCCAAGCCCAGTTCTACGCAATCCTTCTTCATACTGTTTGTCTCTCTGTGTGCGCGACTCTTTGTCTGCGTCAATTAAATCTAAGTATTCGGTGGCTAGTGCCTGTAGCGTGCCCTCGTCAAGCACTTCGGCCAAGTTCTCGTAAAACTCTGGGTTCTTACGTGGGCTTTGTTTTTCTTGGTAGTTGATAACAACCGAGCCGTCTTCTAACTCAATGACTTCTTCTTCAACGTCGCCAGGTTCTAATCCAAGTGCCTCTTCGTAGTAGTCCATCTCCGCATCTTGCGCCATGGCCTCTTGAATGTTTTGTTCAGTTTCAAGGCCCGGCAAATTTGCGCCAGACTGAATGGGTAGTATTGGGTTTGCCATAGTTTATCTATTGTAGAATTGGGGTAGGCCGGGAAAACTTGGTTGCTCTCGCACGTCAATAAATTGCGTTGGCTGATTGTGTTTAAATACTGGAGATTGCGCCCTTGCCTGTGCTCTAATAATTTCTTGTTGTTTGGCGGCCTCTGCGGCTTTTTGTTTGTTGTAGGTATCTAACGTTGCGTCGCCCAATTCTGGGGCATACGTCATTCCAGAGATAAATGCGGTAAGTGGATTCCAAGGTGCAAGCGCCGAATACCCAACACCCGCAGTTTTTGCTGCGGCTTCTTTATATTTTTTGTCTTTTACATCTTTAGCAATGGCTTGTATATCCTCAGTTAAAAATGGGGTGGCTAATCCCGTTTGTATTCCAATGTTTTTGACTGTTGATAACCCGCCGCCAGAAAACTTTTGTGGTTGGTACCCAGCAGCGATTAGTGCGGCTAACATGTCTTGTACGCTCATGCTTGTGCTGCCGCCACCTGAAAAAAACTTGGGCTGCATGCCGGCCTCTTCCAACATCGCCTGCTGGGGAGTCTTTAACATACCCGGAGAGGCGGGCGTCATGCCAGCCTCTTCCATTAGTTTTTGTTGTGGGGTCTTTAGAAAGTTCATATTGGTGGGGTGGTTGTTCCTATTTATACTAATGCACAAATACTAGGAGATCCGCCCTACTGGGCGTACGGGTTCACAAATCGCTTGCTGAGGTCGTCGTCCACGTAACTATAGTCTCGAGCTGGTAGCGGGTCGAGTTGGATCCATCCAGAATCACGTAAAACGCGCAGCGCTTGCGAGAGTGAGTCGACGTAGTCGTCGTGTCCGCCAGCCTCTGGAAATGAACATACTTGACGCAGAAAACGTTTTGCCCAGTCTGCATATTCGCCTTTTCGTTGTGGTTCCTCTGGTATCCAGACCTTGCCCTTAGCTACCAGGGGCGCGACAATGTTTAATCGTTGTACCTTATCGGCGCGGCCGGGGTTGTATCCACGGACCGGTACGCCAGCGCCCTGGAGCTCTTGGATCAGCGAGATACCCGCCGACTTGTCTTCCATCAGGATCAGGTCCGCTTTTCGGCCCTTGCCAAAGTCGTTATCCGCGCCGTAGACCACCTCTTTAAAGTCGTTGATTACCTTCCTACGCAGCTCGGGATATGACAAATGCTCGTCCCAAGAGTCTAGAAGTATAATCGCCGTCCCGGCGTCTTGCTGCTCAAACACGCCCCAGATGGTGCAGGCGGTTGGGTCGTTCATTGTCTTCTCAGAAGTCGCCGGATCATACGACGCAATAACATACTCCAGCGTCGGAGTCGGTTTGTTGGCCGGCCAGAGCTTAAACTGTTTGCGCTTGATGATGCCGGACTGTTCCGGGTCAAGGATCTCGCCATAGATCTCTTGGCGGCCAATGTCAGTGCCATCGTACGTCTCAAGCTGTTTGAAGAACGTCTCTGAGAGGTTGGCTCGGTTGTCATAAGATGAGGCGTTTGATACATATACATCGCCGCCTACTTTGCCCTCGTTTAGGTCTACAATTAATTCTTTTGGCTTGGGTGTGGTGGTAATAATCTGCTGCACTCGAGGGATGCGTGGGTCCCGTAAGCGGAGCGTAAACTGTACGCCATCGTAGGCATCGTCGATGTAATCAAATGCACACAGCTCGTCGAACCAGGCGCCGTGATATTGCTTACCTCGATAGCGCTCGGGCTCCGAGGCTGGTATCCCCTGTATAAGAGATCCATTTGTAAGGGTGATTTCAAACAGGGACTTGTTGTAGTCTCGAATAAGTGACGGGGGAATGATATTGAGAAGTCCAGAGTCCCCCTCGAAACAAGTTGCACGTATATCGTTTGAGGTGGGAGCGGTGACGAGCCAGCGGGTGTTGTCATACAGCCAAGCACGGATACCAATCCAGTGGCTAGCAGTGTGCGTCTTACCCGACCCGCGGCCGGCAAGCATAAGAAACGTGTCATATTCGCCATCGTCTGGCTCCCGTTGGTGCGGCAGTGCCTGTAGGTGCCACTTGACCTGCCAAACGGCGGCCTCGAGCTGGTCCTTAGGCCAGTGCGTGCGTGCTTGTGCGAACTTTTTTAATTTAAGTTCTTGTTCTGATGTTAACGACATGAAATAAAACCCTCTCCTACGAGATAGCTGTTATCCGGCCCGTCTGTTTCGATGTGAACACAGGTCTGTGGCTGGATCTTTGTAATTTTTTCGATGTACCTACGCGCCTGGTGTATTTTTATCGGTTTAGATACCTGATTAGGTACCAGTTTCAACCGGGTTTTAAAGGTTAGCGTGTAGGTACTATTTTTTTCTGTAAACGCAAGGTTAGTTTTGCCGCCAAGCGACTCAACGAGGCCCTGAATTGACAGCGCCGTGCCGTAATGTGTGCTAGAGAACCTAAACAGGTCCCTACGCGGCGAATATTGGCGCGGTTTTGCAAACAAAATGCCACGCAGCAGCTCAATTCGCTGCTCTTTGTCCGCTAGCAGGTAGTTTGCCGGTATTTTTGTTGGATAGGTACTAGCTGTGACTCTATAGACGGTGATATGGTAAACTGACGCCAGCCGTTGTGTATTGTCTTGCGAATCTTGACCTTGTACCCAAAATCTTTGAGTTGGCGCTCTACTTCTTCCTGTGTTGACGGGGTTGTTGTAAAAAATCCGCTGGGTTTGCGGTTTATAAACCAGATCCAAAGACAAACGGCGGGACTGGTAGGGTCTGGTGCGGTAGCTCGATGGGTTTTGTGGTAGGGATCGAGTAAATTTT